GATTTCCTGGTTCAAAGAATCTTATGTTGCCCTCTTGCTTTGGTAAACCCTCAACAGAGAACAAATAGTTTTCTACAGGATGTTGGAAGTCAAAGACAATAATGACCTTCTTGTCACTAAATCCCATAAGATCCATACCAAAACATGGAAGATTACTGCCTGTCTTAGGATAGATGATGTTGTTGTAAATGCAAGATTTTTCATTCCAGATTTCTACCTCTCTACTCTTTATTATATATGGAGTGGTGTATGTTTTTGCTGTAAGAGAAGTTCCTTTACCTTCCCATTGTGCCCAAACACTTCCTACTCTATTATGAAGAGGAAATATTTTATGTAAGACATCTTTATAGTTATTCCACAGATTCATTAACAGTTTTTATTCAAGTCCTCTGCCATATTACCACCAATCTCTGCACCTTGATTACCACCGAACATTGCTACCCAACCAGCAGCAACCCAACCAACAAAGGGAATAGTGGTAAGAGTAGGAGCAGCAGCAGCACCAACACTTGTCCCAACCAACCTGCCTGTACCTTCTGCGGATCCAATTGCTTTAACACAGGCTTCACTTTTTCGTGCAGAACTTATCTCTTTTGCTTGCTCATTTGTTAAACCTGGTGGTTGATCCATCCATGATCTATGATTTGAAACTGATCCTCCTTGATTAGTCTGACCATCCATTACATACTCTTCTGCTATCTTACTAGTTTCATTTGCAAGTCCTAAGAAACCACCCTTCTTCTTAATGTCCTTAGTAATATACATTGTCTTCGGATCATTTGCTGTATAACTTAACTTATATCCTTCCTTGTTAGCTTGTATCACATATGATGTATAAGGTCCTACAGGTGGACTTATGACTGGAACATTATTTTTTCGACTCACCATACCAATCAAACCAATATGAGATAGTCCAAAAATTCCACCAAGTCCAAGTGCAAACCACTTGCTTAAGTTTATAGACTTCTTTGGTTTTTTTGGTTTGGGATCAGTAATCTTTACCTCTGATCCAAACATTTCTTCATCTTGATCCATTATTTTGTATCTGGTACAATTTTTACGGGTCCTGACTCTATCCTAATCGTCTGAGCAGGAGCAGTTTCAGATGCCTTTTGAATTAAAAACTCCATATCTTTCTTTGATATGTTAGCACTACCACCATCTGCACCCTTCTTCTTACCTGCAGCAGCAACGCCAAAGGTAGCTAAAGTTCCTGTGAAGACCGAAGCTATGAAAGTTGGATCGAGTTTTTGTTCTGGTATATTAAGTGCTGTTGGCAACTTAACATATGCTAAAGTTAAAATTCCTGCGGACCACACAAGAACAGAAAGTCTTACAATTGTGGATAGAAATGCAAGTTGCTCATCCTTATCGTCAACACTCTCTTTAATTTTTGCCAAAATGTTTTTTGGTTTTTCTTCAGGTTTTGATTTAACTTCTGGTTTTTTATCTACCATTTTTCAATACTAGAACGCACTCTTATTTAGCAAAATAAGTTTTGTAATATTTTACAAGTCCAGAGGTAGTTTTAAACTTACTTGTCCACTCATCTGCACACTCATAGATGGCACGATTGTCATCAAAATTCTTAAGTAAAATACTTAAAGTTTGTTGTCTAAGTTTCATTTGTTCATCATTAAACATATTCACTTCCTTCTCCAATGTAGGTGAGTGAAAAGATATCAAGTTCCTCCGATTCAGGTTCAAACCATTCTTCAAATTCACTATGAATTGAACAGGCATTACCAACGGATTCTACATCATAGGTTTCACATAATACTTGTATACGATGGAGTGCCCAATCATGACTTATTTTTAATGTTTGATTGAAATTGTCCATAGTCTTTCCGCATGTAGCGTCCTAGAATGTTACTATTATAATATAAAGGTCTTCCATCGTCAAGAGCCTCACTTAAAACATTATTTAAAAACAATTGTTTTGTCTCTTCAAAGTTAACCAAACCTTTTGTTTTATGTAAACTTAATATTTCTCTCTTATAATCTAACTTACCATACTTCTTTATATCTTCTTTCAACTCTGGGCAACTGCCGTAATATTTTTTCCAATCACTTTCGGACGTAACTCTTCTCTTCGACCCTGTTCTTGGTTTTCTTTTTTGCCAAAAATATTTTCTACCAATGTATCTTCTCCCTGTTTGTTCACCAGTAATAAGATAAACAAACCCATAATAATCTTTAATTAGATCACCATCAAATATTTCATTTTTATAAATCCAAGGATTTTCATACTGACTCATACTTTTCTGTAATTGCAATTAAAGTATCTAGCGGAATCCATGCAGGATCTTCACTATCTACTTGAACTTCAACTTCAGTAAATTCTTTTTGATAAAATTTACTATAAGATTGACGTGTATTTTTTACAAAATTAAATGGATTAGTCAAGGTTTTCATCATCATTAAGTTTATTTATAATTTGATCATGACTAGCAGCTGCATCTATGATAGCATCTTTGCTTAATTCAAGATCATCATTCGTTGGATTTAATCTATCCAGAAAATCGTTATCTGGTGTAAAGATAACAGGACCTTCCTTTATTCTTTCCTTGAGTTCTTCAAGGATGTCTTTATCTTCCATAATAATTTTATTTAAAGTTTGAAACCACTAAATGTGTCCTTTTTCACATCTTGTTTGATTCCTCCCACTATATATGACTCTACTTCTGTCTCTTGTGGTGCCACTTGTAATCCTTTTGAGGATATCCAATGCTGTGTCCAAGGCAATGGATTGTTTCTTGCTGGAATGTCATATACAGGTTTTAGACCAATCGATTTCATTCTCTTATTAGCAATCCATTCAACATATTGATGAAGTAATTTGTCATTAAGACCTATCATACTACCATCCTTAAATAGATACTCTGCCCATACTTTCTCTTCATTCACACAACGGTCAAACATACCATATGTCCACTGCTCTTCTTCCTTCACAATCTCCTTCATCTCAGGATCATCACCCTTTCTCCAATTATTGATGATGTTTTGAGTTATTGCCAGATGCTGGTTCTCATCTCTTGCAATAAGTGATATGATTTTCGCAGATCCTTCCATGAGTTTAAGCTCACCAAAAGCAAAACTACAAGCGAAAGATACATAAAAGCGGATACCTTCCAAAATGTTGACATTAGCGACTGCCCTGTATAAGTGTCTTTTTAAATCTTTACGTGTCCAGACTGATGATGGTGATGCCTTCCAGTCTTCTCTCCACATATTACCCTGACCCCATTCCTGTGCATAATTAATAAATGTGTCATATGATTCTGTCACACTCGCAGCACGTTCTAGGATACGATTATCAGATAATATCTTATCAAATACCTCTGATGGATCTGGATAAACATTCTTAATTACATAGGTATAAGAACGTGAATGAATCATCTCCATGAATGACCACACTTCCATACATGCTTCCAACTCTGGAAGTGATACATATGGTAAGAATGCCATACCTGGTGCACGACCCTGCACAGAGTCAAGCATTATCTGATACTTAAGATTCGAAGTATATATGTGCTTCTGTTCTGGACGTAATGATTGATAGTCACCACGATCTTTCTGTAGAGACACCTCTTCTGGTCTCCAGAAATATCCTAACTGTTGCTTAGTTAAATTCTCAAATTGATTATATTTGAAATTATCATATCTCTGAACACCTAAAGGTTTACCAAAAAACATAGGTTGTTTCTTAGTATCAACGTCTTCAGTGTTGAATACTGTCATACCTTTGACTTGTGGCATTGTACTCCTATCTGTTGATGAGATTTTAAATTGTGCAGGATTCACACTCTTCCTCCGATGTGTCTAAAATTTCGGACACTAAACCACTGAGTGAAGAAGATTCCTCTTCTACCTCATCTGTTTTAATGTCATATGTGTTCTGATAATAACTCGTCTTCCAACCATACTTATATGTAGTCAACCAATCTTGTGCCATTACTGAAACTGGAACTTCATTGTCGGGATAATGTTCTGGATTGTAACTCCAGTTACCACTGATTGCCTGATCAAAGAATTTTTGCATGACGGAAACAATATTTATGTAACCAGTGTTGCTAGGCATTTCCCACAAGAGGGTATAATTATTTTTTAAAGTTCCATATTGAGGGACAATTTGCTTAAGAGGTCCTTTCTTTGACTTCTTAGTGGACAGGTATCCTCTAGGTGGCTCGATTCCATTTGTTGCGTTTGACACAACGGAACTGCTCTCCGAAGGCATTTGTGCGGACAAAGTGCTGTTCCTGACTCCGTGTTCCAAGACAAGTGACCTAAGAGAATTCCAATCATATTTTAAATTGTTTGGCACAAGTTCATCGACATCTTTTTTATAAGTGTCTATGGGAAGTATCCCCTGTGCGTATTTAGTCCGAGAAGAATATTCACAAGCACCCTTTTCTTTGGCAAGGTTCACCGTGGACTTAATTAGATTATATTGGAACGCTTCTGTCAAATCATGGACTAATTGCCATGCCTTTGGATCCTCATATTTGACACCCTGCTTGGCAAGGTAATGTGCTAAACCAATGCAACCAATACCGAGGGATCTTCTTGCTTTAGTAGCGATTTCTGCTGCTCTGACGGGGTATCCTT